CCGGCCGCGCCGACGCTCCCCCCCGCCGATCTGCCATCATTGACAAAGCGGCGCTTCCGAAATGCAAAAGCATCGCGTGCTCTGGGTGCAAGCATGTTGTGGTCCGCTATACTACTTGGGGTGGTTGGTACGTTCTTGGCTGCGGGAAAGACAATCCCTGCAAAGACTACGAGCCGACAGACATTACCCCCGAAAAAGCTGAAGCTATCCGAGAAGCGCTGAACATTCAGTGGCAATATAATTAACCAGAGAACAAGCAATTCAGCAGAAACCCGAAAACAGCACCTATTGCAGCAACGAGGCAATCCCTCGCCGTTATAGACCACGCTTGGGAGTTTTCTTTCTGCGCATATGCAAGATAATTAGCCCCTCTTTGGCGAGCAATAAGCCCTCGCTTTTCGCCATTTACAAGGCAATATGCAAAGCTATGACAGCAGAGTACATCAGCATCATTTTCATTATGCGCGGTTATCAATACGGCATCGGTTCGCGCTTGCTTTAAAAGCTTTAGCTGCGCCTTTGTCAAAGCGATATACGGGAAGTCATCTTTCTTGTTATCAAGATCGCTTTCCCACTTTTGCCGCTCTGCATCGGTCAATATCTTATCATGCGGATTAGTCGGAATAAAAACATTACTCATAGTACTTGTTTTGCGCTCAATACAATCGGAAGGAGTTTTTCACACTGAGCGTCGGACAAATCATCAATAGCTACCAATAGCGCTTTCTTTGCTGCGCTTAAGCCCTCGCCCTCTGTGGCGGGGGCTTTTTCGTTCTCGCTCGGCGTTATTCCCGCCAGCTCAAGAATAGACGCCCCCAAGTAATTTGCAATTACTTCAATGGTTTCAAACGGCGGGCTTTTTTTGGAATCTTCCCACTTACCAATCATTCCATTCCCAAGGCCAAGGTCTTTCTCTATTTGCTTGATCGAGGTCCCGCGTATTTGCGCAAAGCTTCTTATGTTTTGGATGATGATTTTATTACGTGTATTCATAGGAAAAAATATTTCTTTTGTAGCGAGTTAGCTATTGACAAGTAGCGGATTTTCTACTATAATAGCTTTCAGAGGGTGACAAAAACCAAGCCCCCACCGAATGCGGGCCTTAGAAAATGTTGAATTATGTCTGCAAAACTATAATAGCGCATTTTCTATCTTCTTGTCAAGAGCGTGGGGGCAATTCCCTCAAAATTTTCTATGCTACGCTATAGAAAATTCGCATTGTCAAGGACAATGCGAATAAGTGTGAAAGGAGGATCGAGAGTGATTTATGAGAACGTCAAGCGCCTTTGCGATGAGCGAAATATCAGCATTTGGGCGCTTGAGAGAGCGTGCGGCATCGCAAATGGCGCGATTGGGAAGTGGAATGGCAGTATCAATGCTCCGCGCATTGACACCGTGAAAGCCATCGCCGACTACTTCGGCGTTACCGTGGACGCGCTGCTGAAATCCAGCGATGGGCAGTAAAAAAATGCCCCGCCCAATGTTGCAGCATCGAGCGGGGCGGGTGGGACAAATCTTACCACAAGATATTGTGTCCGTGCTTATTGTAGCACGGAAGAAAGGAAAAGGCAATGAGAAAAAAGCCGGAGTACAAAATCATTTGGGTTACGCCCCCCGATCCTGTAAAGCTGGGGACGATCATGGGCGAGATTTACGCCCGAAACAGAGGACTTGAGTTTGTCGGCCTTGTGCCGAACGGCAAGGATAGCGGAGGTGCGAAATGAGCGTGTTTGCATGGGCGCTGACGTATATCGGCGCGGCTACGGTGAGTTATCTGTTTATGTGGCTGCTGGACAAACTGGACAGGCCGGGGAAGTAAATAACGGGAGGGAAAGCGCGATGCAGTATAGGGAGCCGGAGCGCCCATTGGAGCCGAAGGACTACAAGGTTCCCCGCTGCCCGGTGTGCGGCGAGGAAACCGACACACTATACAAGAATATTTACGAGGAAATCGTCGGATGCGATGGCTGCATCAGGACGGTGGACGCATGGGAGGAAAAGGAATGAATATGAGCTTGTACCACATTGATCAGGAGTTGGAGAACTTGATCGACCAGGAAACCGGCGAGGTGCTTGATTTTGATGCGTTTGAGGCGCTGCAAATGGCGTGGGACGCCAAGATCGAGGGCGTACTCTGCTGGACAAAGAATCTGGCGGCGGAGGCAAAGGCTATCCGCGAGGAGGAGAAGGCGCTTGCCGAGCGGCGCAAGGCTATGGAGAGCAAGCGGGAAAAGCTGCTTGCCTATGCAGAACGGGCGCTGGGCGGCGCGGGGTTCCAGACGGCGCGGTGTGCCGTGACGTATCGCAAAAGCACGGCGGTGGAGATCACCGACATGGACGCTGTGGTGAAGTGGTGCATGGACAACGGCTACGACGGCAAGATCACCTTTGCCCAGCCCACGGTGAGTAAGACGGACATCGCGCCGCTTCTCAAGTCCGGCGTGTCTGTGACCGGCGCGGAGCTGTGCGAGAAGCTGAACATGGGGGTGAAGTGATGGATAACATGACGATCTACAATGCAGTTCGTAGTGTGCCGGACAGCGCCAAAAGACGCATCGAGGCGGGGCGCTTGAAGGGCAAGACAGACATTAACCCCATGTGGCGCATCAAGGCGCTGACAGAGCAGTTTGGGCCCTGCGGCTATGGCTGGAAATACGTTATCACTGACAAGAGGTTGGAGCAGGGCGCAAATGGCGAAGTAGCCGCATTTCTGGACATTGATCTGTTTGTAAAGGCAGGCGGCGCCTGGTCTGACGCTATCCCCGGCACTGGCGGCAGTGCGTTCGTGGCAAAGGAGAAGAACGGCCCATATACCTCCGACGAGTGTTTTAAGATGGCGCTGACTGATGCTATCTCCGTGGCGTGTAAGGCGCTTGGATTTGGGGCGGACGTGTATTGGGATGCCGACAAGAGCAAGTATGACAAGCCGGATAAGTGCGAAAAGAAGCCGGATAACAAGGCAGATGCGCCGATGCTGTGCGAGCATTGCGGACTTCCCATTAAGTCGGTGAAGCGCGGGGACCGCGTGTATCCCACCAGCGAGATCGCGGAGAACTCCGTGAAGAAGTACGGCAAGCGGCTGTGCTGGGTCTGCATGAAGGCAGCCAACGCGACGGGGAATAACCATGCAGCAGATAACGGTTGATGCGGCGCGGTGGTCGCAGGACAGCGATGGGGCGTGGCTGTGTCTACGTGTGAAGTCTCCAGAGGCGGCAATGGAGTTGTGCGACACCATAAAGCCGGGGAAGGAGTACACCGCCACCATCAAAGGCAAGGGGCGGAGCCTCGATGCAAATGCCTACGCATGGGTACTGCTGGACAAGCTGGCGGCGCACTACGGCGTTGCGAGAGAGAATGTATACCGGCAGGAGATACAGAGCATCGGCGGTGTAAGCGAGGTGCTGTGCCTGCGGGAAAAGGCGGTGGAAGCGTTCTGCCGGAGCTGGGAGCGGAACGGTATCGGCTGGATGACCGATACCGGCCCCAGCAAGCTCAAGGGCTGCGTAAACGTGACTGTATGGTACGGCAGCTCCGTATACGACACGGAGCAAATGGCGCGGCTGATAGACGCCATTGTGCAAGACTGCCGGGATGTCGGCATTGAGACCATGACACCGCGAGAGCTGGATGCCCTCGTTAGCCGGTGGGGAGAGGTTAGCGTATGAACGACAAAAGATGCTTTTTGTGCGGCCGGAATGACACCGGTGACCCGCTGGAGCGTCACCACATTTTTGGCGGCGCGAATCGGAAGAAAAGCGAGAAGTACGGCCTTGTGGTGTACCTGTGCGGCAATCGCTGCCACCGGAACGGGCGCGGCGCGGTACACAAGAACGGCGACCAGATGCGCCGTTTGAGACGGTACGGGCAGCTCAAGGCGATGGAGGAGCAGAGATGGACGGAGGCGGACTTTCGCCGCGAATTTGGGAAAAGCTATTTATGAGGTGAGATAAGAGATGCTGAACAAGATTTTCATCATGGGCCGGTTGACACGCGATCCGGAGCTGCGCAGGACACAGAACGGTACAGCCGTCACCAGCTTTACACTGGCGGTAGACCGGGACTTTAAGAACGCGGACGGCACTAAGGACACGGATTTTATTGACGTGGTTGCATGGCGCACCACCGCCGAGTTTGTGTCCAAGTATTTCTCCAAGGGGCGCATGGCCGTGGTGGAGGGCCGCTTGCAACTGCGGGACTGGACGGACAAGGACGGCAATAAGCGCCGGAACGCCGAGGTGCTGGCGGACAACATTTACTTTGGCGATGCCAAGAAGGACGTGGACAGCGGCGCCAATAGATACGCGGGCGGACAGTTCGTGGAGGTGGACGAGGACTTCGACGCGGACGGCGATATGCCGTATTGATAGGAGGTAGAGCGGCATGGATTACTGGCACAAGCGGTACACCTGCCCATACTTTACCAGCAGCGAGAAACGGCGGGTCTGCTGCGAGGGAGGTAGCAGCGTCAGCTTTGAGACGGGCGGCGCGGCATCCAGCTTCATGAGTCAATTCTGTGCTGGGACGTGGGAGCATTGCACCATCGCACGGCTCCTGACGGACGAGTACGAACGAAAGGAGGAAAAGAATGGGAAATAGGCGTATCGCCGAAGGAGTGGGAGGCGGTGCATAGTGGCTCTTGAGTACATTCCCTTTTATTACAGTTATCGCAAGAAATTAGAGAAACTCTCAGATCAAGAGGTAGGTCGGCTTGTACGGGCTTTGCTGGAATATGGCGAGACCGGAGAGACGGAGGAACTTACGGGACGGGAGTCGATCGCATTCGATTTTATTGCGGATGATATAAATAGGGCAAAAGCGGCGTATGACGAGAGATGCGCAAAGAACCAGCGCAACATAAAAAAACGATATGCACATCATGATGGTACGACCGTATACGATGGTATACGTTCGAATACGACCGTATACGAAACGAACCAAACCAAAGACAAAACCAAAGACAAAACCAAAGATAATTCACTCCCACCTAACGGTGTGAGTGATACGCGCGCGAAGCGCTTCACACCACCATCCGCTGATGATGTATCCGCCTATGTTCAGGCGCAGGGCTATCACGTCAACGCAGATCGCTTTGTCGCCTTCTACGAGCAAAAGGGGTGGATGGTAGGCAAGAACCGCATGAAAGACTGGAAAGCCGCCGTGCGGAATTGGGAGACGAGGTGGAAGGAGGAACACGGCGATGGACATAACGGCGATGCTGGAGCACCTGCGAAAAAATGGAATATCCCCGGAGAAGTCGTACTTTGAGTGCCCGGTCTGCGAGGACAGGGGCTATACGGCCACACGCAGCGCCACCGGGGAGCTTGTGACCCGTATCTGCCCTTGCCAGATACGCAAGGACAACCAGCGGCGCATTGCGCGTAGCGGGCTATCCGGTCTGCTGGAAAGCTGTACGCTGGATACGTACCAGACGGCGGAGCCGTGGCAGAAGCAGGCAAAGCAGATGGCCGAGGCGTATATCACGGATTGGCGCGGGAAGTGGTTTTATGCCGGTGGGACCCCCGGCAGCGGGAAAACGCACCTGTGCACGGCGATCTGCGGGAAGCTGATGGAGGCAGGCTTGCCGGTACGGTATATGCAGTGGCGGTCGGACATTCCATCCATCAAGGCAAAGGTAAACGATGCGGAGCTGTACGCCGATGCCGTTGGAAGGCTGAAAACTATCCGTGTGCTTTACATCGACGACTTTCTCAAGGGAAACGTGACGGAGGCTGACCGGAACATTGCCTTTGAAATACTCAACGCACGATACATAAAGCCGGAGTGTGCCACGATCATCAGTTCCGAGCGGACGATAGGACAGATATTGGACTGGGACGAGGCGATAGGATCCCGCATTGCGGAGCGCGCGAAGGGCTTTACCATGAGCGTGACGGGCAGCGGAAAGAACTGGAGGTTGCGATGAACGACGGCGCATGGAAGATCGCGTCCGGCAGGCTGTGCGTGGCCTGCTTGCAGGAGATGGCGGCGGAATACATCATCGAGCCAGCGTTCCACGGCTGGGCGCGGGGCGTGTGCCAGCGCTGCGGGAAAGACCAGAAACTGACGACGTTCAAGCGTTACACCATGAGCAAGCGCGGACTGGAGAAAAGAGGGTTGTTGGATGAACAGTGATGATCTGATGCGGCTGGGGCCTGCGGCGCAGAAGCAGATCATGGAGAAGATGCGCAAGCCCGGAAAGTACAAGGCGCAGAAGACGCGGCGCGGCAAGCTGACTTTCGACAGCAAGAAGGAGGCGGAGCGCTATGACGCTTTGTTGCTGCTGCAAAATGCCGGGGAGATACGGGGGCTAAAATTGCAGGTGCGGTACTGCTTGCAAGAGGCGTACACGACATTTGAGGGCGACCGCGTGAAAAGTATCGACTACGTTGCGGACTTCGTGTACGAGCGCAGAGCGGCTCCTGACAGCTCCGGCCAGCGGTATTGGCTGCCGGTTGTGGAGGACGTGAAGGGGATGCGTACCCGCGAGTATGCCATGAAAGCAAAGCTGTTCCGCAGTAGGTACGGGTTTGCTATACGGGAGGTGTGACGTGGAGCGCACAAACCAGCCGCTGACGAATGAGGCGGCAAGGAAACTGATGGCGCTGGACGTGCAGGACAAGGAGATACTGACCTACGAAAAGCTGGACGAGTGGTACACCGCATGGGGTGGGCAGTGTTACGTCAGTTTCTCTGGCGGCAAGGACAGCACGGTGCTGGCGTATCTGGCGGCGCGGTACCTGTCGAGCTTCAGGACACCGCCGTGGGAGCTGAACTTGGTGTTTGTGAACACTGGATTGGAGTACCCGGAGATACAGAAGTTCGTCAATGAGTACGCCGACTGGCTGCGGAGGGAGTTTTCCCGCGTGACTGTCAACCTTGTGCGGCTTGGGCCCAAGATGAACATCCGGCAGGTGGTGACGAAGTATGGGTACAGCATTGTGAGCAAAGATGTGGCGAACTGCGTTTGGCTGGCTCGAAGGAGCGGCAACGGCACGCGCATGGCTCGACTACGTGGTGAACTGTTGGATAAGGACGGTACCCCGTCTGCGTATAACTGCGAAAACTGGGCTTTTCTTTTGGACGCGCCGTTTCTTGTATCGTCTGAGTGCTGCCGGATCATGAAGAAAAACACAGCGCATAAGTACGATGTGGAGACAAAAGAAAAGCCTATCGTTGCAACAATGGCGGACGAAGGGCGGCGGAGATTTCTGACCTGGACGGCCACCGGCTGCAACGCCTTTGATGGAAAGCGACCGATGGGCAAGCCCATGAGTTTCTGGACGGAGCAGGATGTGCTGCGGTTTATTGTGGAGCGTGGGTTGCCCTACGCCAGCGTGTACGGCGACATCGTGGCCAGGGACGGCGAGAACACCTACGGCGAGCCGCGTG